ATCTTCGTGCTTACGACTTTGTATCTCAAGAAATTCGTGCGGCAGAAGATCCAGAGTTTGAGACTTTCTATACCAAGAACATTCTTCTAAATGAAGGACTCCGTGCTTGGATGGCACCTGCCGACCAACCACATGAGAACTTTGTATTCCCTGAAGAAGTTCTTCCTAGAGGTAATGCATTGTGATTCAATTCACAATCGGATTAGTTGTCGGGTATTTACTTACCCGACTTATCATTGCCACATATAAAACATCTAGAATTTTATATGAAAACTTTAGACACATGTACTAGAGGATGTTGCGGAGCAGGTTGTTATGACTGTCCATTCAGACCATCACCACGAACCAAACGGTGAGAGTTCTACATTAAAACAATTAATAATTGCTTGTGCAGTATTACTTGTCTTCGCAATCATTTGTTTCCTAATCATGTTTGCAGGAATGCTTTGAATAAAAATTTTATGATCCAATAACAACAATTCAAAGAAAGATTAAATGAATCACTATCTCCTATTCGTGTATGGAGTATGTTTTGCTCTTATCGGGGGCGCTGCATTCGCAATGATGTGGGCTAATATTATGTCACTTAATGTGATGCCTAAGTCAAAAAAGAAACAGCATCCTGAAGCACCAGTTGCTGGTGAGGAGGTAATGTATGTTGATTTGACAAGAGAACGGTTAGAAGGTCTTTACAAAGAGGATGATTCCTGATATATAATGGGCGTATCAATCGCCCTTTTTTAATGAAGATTTTTCTAGACACAGCAGACACTAATATCATTAAAGAATATTTTGAGACAGGATTAGTGGATGGTGTTACAACCAATCCCTCCTTGATCTTGAAGAGTGGTAGAAATCCAGAAGAGGTATATCAGGAGATCAAAGATATCGGCGTAAAAGATATCAGCATGGAAGTCATGGGCACTGCTGCTGAGATGTATGATGAAGGACGGAGACTTGCTAAAAAATTTGGCGACGTTGCTACTATCAAAGTTCCCTGCACAAGGGATGGTCTTTGGGTCTGCAAGGAACTCTCTAGAGATCTTATCAAGGTCAACGTCACACTCATCTTCTGTGCCGCTCAGGCAGTCCTAGCAGCAAAGGCAGGGGCAACATATGTTTCTCCCTTTGTAGGACGCCTAGACGACCAGTCAGTGGCAGGTCTGGAGGTTGTCAGATCCATCTCCGAGTTGTATCGTATTCATGGCATCAGGACTCAGGTTCTGTCAGCATCTATTCGTAGTGTGCAACGTGCCATCAGGTCATGGTATAATGGTGCTGAGATCTGCACGATGCCACCCAAAGTATTTGATCAAATGTATGATCACATCCTTACCGATAAAGGTATGGAAATTTTTGAAAATGATTGGAAAGGTGTACAAAAATGATTTTTGAAGTTTATTCTCGTGATGGTTGCCCCTATTGCACCAAGGTAATTCAGGTGTTACAGTTAGCAGAGTTGAAATTTGTAGAACAAAAACTTGGTAGAGACTTCACTCGCCAAGAGTTTTATGATCAGTTTGGTCCAGGTTCAACTTTCCCTAGGGTTAAATATGATAATAGAATCCTTGGTGGTTGCACCGAAACAGTTCAGTATTTAAGAGAGCAGAAATTAGTCTAATGGAACAAAACCTCAGCGACATCTTTGATTTAGTAGAACATGCTATTGATAATGCCTTTGAGGGACAAATGAATCTTAAATTTTATGATTACTTGAAAGATAGTAAAACTAAAAAGCATGAAATCGATTCATTTATCGAAAGCACCACGGTTGCAGAACTCAAGGATCTAACACTTGAACTTGAGGAGTATATTAAAGGTGGTGCGGACAACGAACATAAACAACTTCGCGAGGGTTATGGTCACATCCCTAAACCTCAAGCAAGAAAGATTAAAACTTATTTGTATGGTATCCTAGAAGATGCCTGGAGGTATAGTCATGACCGACGACCTGGAAGGAGAAGCAAGCATTCTAAATAAATCACAACCCCAGATTAATCGTGGGGTAGAGTTGCTTCTACGCAACAGGAGGGCAAAACCAGAACAACCAAAAACTTTTCAGATAAAGTTTGGTAAGATGGTCGCTCTCTTTAGAAGAGAGATTGTATTTCACCTGAACTTCTATCTGGATATCAGAAAGAAATAATCTCTGGAGTAAAAAAATGTTAGCAGTAACACTTACGATTGGAACTCTTGTTTCAATTATGTTCTTTTTTGTAGGAGGTGTGGTAGGATGGTTAGCAAAAGAGCATGTCTACCAAACCCAACCCGTTTATACGCATCCAGAGATGTTTGACGAAAACGGAAATGTTCTCCCCGATGAAATTTTAGCAGTACGATTTGAAAACGATTATGAGTCCCACGAAGACGACGACGAAGGTTAAACTTCCTCCCAACCCATTCATTCATGAAATCCTTGAACTTGCAAGTAAGCAACGTTCTAAGGCAAAGAAGATTGAAATTCTCAAGGAGTATGAAACTGATGCTCTGAAGACTATCTTTATTTGGAACTTTGATGATACTGTGATCTCTGTGGTCCCAGAAGGTCAAGTTCCTTTTAATAAAAATGAAGTCCCTGTAGGAACTGATCATACTTCTTTACGACGTGAACACAAGAATCTCTATCACTTTGTGAAAGGTGGTAACGATACTCTCTCTACCATTCGTAGGGAGACCATGTTCATTCAAATGCTTGAGGGATTGCATCCTGAAGAGGCAGAGATTGTTTGCTTAACAAAGGATAAACAATTGCAATCTAAATACAAGATAACTTATGATATGGTCAAAGAAGCTTATCCTGATATCCAGTGGGGAGGTCGCTCATGACGGTTGAGGTAGCCGAACAACAACAAGAGGAAATGGCAAGTCAAAGTCAAGATGGAAAAACTATTAATCAATCTGACTATGGTTGCCAGATCCTTCTTGAAAAAACCTCTCTTGAAGCAGCAAATGATAAATCCTTTCCTACAGATGCCAGATTAATCTGGTATATTGTTGATGGCACTGAGCATGTAGATCTTACCCGTTGTGGTAAGGTCTCTAAATTATTTGATATGTACTATGACAAGTATGGAAAGGGTGCCGTTCAAAAAATTGATTTTGGATTTGGTTCAGTCAATCCCAAACTTTGGGGAGTAAAACCTAAAAAAGAAAGCAAAAGAAAATGAATGACGAGGATCTTAAAGAACAAATTAACTCCTTGATCCGCGATGAAATTCAAGAAGTAATCAATGATTATGTTGAGGTGGAGGAGGAATCAAAGAAAAGTGGTCTTGGGTTTGTCAAAACTGATGAACAGAAAGAGTTGAAAGTAAACGTCTCTCAAAAAGAGATTGAAAAAATTATCAAGCAATATAAACTCATTAAAAAGAGTCAAAGATCTAATTTGACTCAAATTAAAAAGTTAGGATTAGTCGATAAACACGGCAACCCTTTAAAATAAATACACTAGCAGGACGGTAGCGTATGCTTTCAACCCAATATCGATTGCGTCTAGAGGCAATCTGCGAGAAGATTGTGTCTGGACACGAGGTGTCTTTGGATGACATGATTTGGGCCAACAAATTAGCAAAATCAAATCAAAGTGCTGCATCTATTTTAAGAAAGGCACGTAGGAAAGCAAGCAACCCTAGTATGAAAGAGGGTGGTCTTGATGATTTTATGAATCAGATGGACCTCGGGGATCCTGATCCATCTAATCATAGAACAGGATTCCAAAGTGCAGATGAAATTGTTGATTGGTTTAGTAGAGAAAAAACTGACGACTGGAGGCAAAGGGATTAATGCAAGCAATAATTTATTCCAATGGTAATCAAGAATGTGAGAGGGCAGAGAGTCTTCTTGCAAGTGTGAAAGAAGAAGTAAAGGTCTACAAACTCAATAAAGATTTCACAGAAAAACAATTCTGTGCTGAGTTTGGTGCTGGGGCAGAGTATCCTCAAATATCCATTGGATTGGATCATAGAGGTTCTCTCAAGGAGACTTTACAATATTTGTTTAGAAAATCTTAAATTGTATCACAAGTTACAAAACTACTTGACTAGATAGTTTATGGGGTCTATAATAGACCCATCGTTCATCCCACTTTTTGGGACGCAAGTAAGTCGCGGAACGGATCGTTCATCCCTCCGGGGACGCAAACGACTGAAGGAACGGGGACCACAAACCCTAACTTCAGGAGACTCACGATGAACACACTCAATCTCATCCGAAAGCAGATTCAAAAAGCATCTGCTCTTCATAACGCTCAGATTACACACACTGCGTATCGTGGTGTTGTTACTAAAGTCACCAGCGTTAAACCAAGTGAAGTGCATGGTAAGTACACGTATCGTGGACATACCTATGACAAGTGATTGACTTACAATTATAATATGATAGAATGGGAGGGAAACCTCCCATTTTTTATGGAAAGAGAAAGACTTAAATTAATAGTAAGGAATCTCAAACTTCTTGTTGATGCGTTAGAGAGTGAAGTATTCTCTGATGTGGATGCATACACAACTAAGCAGGAGAACTTTGATGATCCTTCTGCTAACTACATAACAGACTACGACGAAGTATTTGATGACGACGATGGATACCCCGATTAAATTGATTAGTGTCACACCTGACGCTGAGAAACATATGGCATACTGTGCCCGCGTGAGCAACCCTGCAAACCAAGAGAATGAGAAGTTCTCTGGTCTGCTCAAGTATTGTGTAAAGCATCAGCACTGGAGCATCTTTGAGCAGGCATATATGACCCTGGAGATCAATACCACCAGGGGAATCGCAGCTCAAATTTTGAGGCATAGATCATTTACATATCAAGAATTTTCACAACGCTATGCTGATTCCTCCCTACTCGCGGAGACGATCCCTCTCCCAGAACTCCGCAGGCAAGACACCAAGAATCGTCAAAACTCTATCGATGATATTGATGATTTTACGCGGCAAGATTTTGAACTTAAAATGAGGAGACACTTTGTAGATGGTATGAAACTCTACAAAGAAATGCTTGATGCCGATATTGCAAAGGAGTGTGCTCGTTTTGTGCTTCCCCTCGCCGTAGGGACAAAAATTTACATGACCGGTTCAGTTCGCTCATGGATTCATTATATTGATTTGCGTTCTGCAAATGGCACACAGAAGGAGCACATGGACATCGCTCTTGGTGCTAAAAAGATCTTCTGTGAACAGTTCCCTGCCGTTGCTGAAGCAATGGAATGGATTTAATAAATACAAGAAAAGGATTGAACGTTTATGCCAACGTACCCCGTTATTAATTTAAAGACGAAAGAGAAGAAAACTCTTAGTATGACCATGAGAGAGTATTGTGAGTGGAAAGACAATAATCCAGAATGGGATAAGGATTGGCAAGCAGGAGTAGCCGGAGTGGGCGAGGTTGGTGAGATTTACGACAAACTTAAAAAATCTCACCCAGGTTGGAATGATGTCCTTCACAAGGTATCGAAACAACCTCGCTCAAATGTCCGTCCTATCTGATTTTTTCTTCTATGCCAACTAAAAGAAAGTCTCAACAACCAGTAGTCCCATTTGGGATGAGTAATAAGCACATGAAAAGAAAGAAACCAATTAACTCAGACTTGATGAAACCCATCGAGCCACTGACAGAAAATCAGGAAGAACTTTTCCGTTGTTACAAGAATGATCAAAATCTTGTGGCATATGGTTGTGCCGGAACTGGTAAGACTTTTATTACGCTTTACAATGCACTGAAAGATGTCTTAGATGTTAAGACACCATATGAAAAAATCTACATCGTTAGGTCCCTTGTAGCAACCAGAGAGATTGGATTCCTACCAGGAGATCATGAAGATAAATCATCTCTTTACCAGATTCCATATAAGAATATGGTGAAGTACATGTTTGAGATGCCAACAGACTCTGATTTTGAGATGCTGTATGGTAACCTCAAGAATCAAGGAACAATTTCTTTTTGGTCTACATCATTCATTCGTGGCACTACACTTGATAATGCTATTATTATTGTTGACGAATTTCAAAATCTAAACTATCATGAACTTGATAGTATTATTACGAGGATTGGTCAGAACTCTAAGATTATGTTCTGCGGTGACGCGACACAGACTGACCTTCTTAAAACTAATGAAAAGAATGGAGTCATTGACTTCATGAAAATTTTACGTATTATGCCTTCAGTTGATATTGTTGAGTTTGGAGTTGAAGATATCGTTCGCTCTGGATTGGTGAAAGAATACTTACTAGCTAAGATGGAAATGAATTTATGATTTTTGAGCATTGTAATTATCTCGGTGATCTCGAACTTACAAAGAAAGAAACCAATGGCATCCGTCTCTACAATCTTCCAAGTGGAGACTGGGTGCCTTCTATTACGTCCGTAACTTCTTTCTACAATCGACAGATCTTTGCCAAGTGGCGAAAGCGTATTGGTATTGAAGAAGCAAATCGCATTACTAAAAAGGCAACCAGTCGAGGAACAGACTTCCATGCGGCTACTGAACTGTACATGTTGAATAAAGAAATAAACTGGGATGACTTTAGACCTCTGACTAAGTTTATGTTTATTCATGCTAAACCATATCTGGACAAGATAAATAATGTACACGCTATAGAGAGGACTCTGTACTCTGAGTACCTTGGTTTG